GTTTGGTCAAGCAAGGCAGTCGAGGCAAGTCATGGTCCGTTGGCGTGTGCTGAGGTAAGTTGTGGTGTTGTTAGGCTAAACATATTGTGCAGCTAAACAAATCATCAAGTTAATTATTATATATCTAGGAGTATTTATGAAATACAGAGACAGATTATTCAGAGCTACTGTAGCAGACGCTGCTAGCGGTAGTAATTTTATAATTGAATTTTTAGCACCTTTTCCTGTTCAGGATGCAGTAGATTACAAGCAGATTGCTATTGAGAATCTACTCGATTTGATCAAGCAAGGAGTTATTAAAATTCGTGATATTGAACCTATTGAAACTAAGGAGGTAATACAGTGACAGACAATATCCATCAAATTAATTCTGACCAATTGAAGTCAGAAATCAAAACCAATATGCGTGTTGGTTTGAATACCATGATCTGGGGTGGTCCAGGTATTGGTAAATCAGAAATACCACAACAAGTTGCTAACGAGCTTAACTGTAAATTGTTAGACTTTCGTGCAAACTTATTCGACCCTGTAGATGTGCGAGGCGTGCCTTATGTATCTGATGCAGCAGACAGTAAGTTTACTAGTTGGGCAGCACCTGATATTTTTCCTATTGTAGAACGTGATGGTGATGTAGGTATCTTCTTAATCGATGAGTTACCAACTGCACCACCAGCAACACAAAACGCATTTTTACAATTATTACTAACTCGTCAGGTAGGTGACTACACTATGCCTGAGGGTTGGTCGGTGATATCAGCAGGTAATCGTCTTACTGACGCTGCTGCTGTATATCAAATGCCCTCACCTGTAAGAAATCGTCTGATGCATTATGAACTGGAGCCTAATATCAACACTTGGTGTGATTGGGCTATTCAACATGATGTTGATCCTACTTTGGTTTCGTTCTTACGTTTCAAACCTAATTTACTCTACAGTTTTAAAGCTGATGAGTATGCTTTTCCAACCCCCCGTAGTTGGTCGTTTGTCGATAAGCGTTTGAAAGTAGATAGAGACCATCGTAACGATAGTCTGTTTTTTGGTGTATCTGCAGCAGTTGGCAATGGTCCAGCTGGTGAGTTCGTAGCTTTTGCAAAGATTGCAAATGAGTTACCAGATATCGATTACTTAATCGAAAACCCGCACACTTACAAACTGACTACAGATCCTGCAATCATGTACGCTCTTACAGGTGCAGTAGCATCCAGAGCTGAAGAACCTAAGATGGATAAGATCATGCAGGTCAACAGTAAACTCCCAACAGAGTTTCAAGTGGTTCTTGTCAAAAGCATTTTGTCTAAAGACAAGAGTTTATTTAATCATGCATCAATGCAGTCATGGGTGAGTGCAAATGCAAACGTCATACTATAGGAGAAATTATGGCAACAGTTAGAATGTCCGATGAATTAGTTACTAGGTTAACTAATCAATACAATAGTGATTACGATAAGACTAATCCTAATAAAGAAATACCATCTAGTCTTGGTGATATTCTTTATAAGACAGCTATTCAACCTGGTTTAAACAAGTTTAAAACTATGGTTGATACTACACCTGGGTTTACTGAAAAAAGTTCTAAAGATTATTTTATTGGTATGGAGAATGAGCTTAACGTTGCTATTATGGCTGACTCTTACGTTACAGATGAAGATGGGCAACCATTTAGAGAATCTAGGAGTTACGAAATATCAGTTCCATTATCTGCAGAGAGAGAACAGTTTTCTCGTGGTTACTCTGGTAGTTTGACTTTGGATTTTAAAGATACATTTGATATACATGACGAAGAGTTGGCACAAGCTGTAGCTGACATAAGTGCTATTGTTTCTTTTAATTCAAAGAACAAGTACAACAAAAGTCTTAAACAAGATAAATTTGTTAGTGCTTTACGTCAGTTTACAACGCTCAATCAAGCGCTCAAAGCTTGGCCTGCGCTAAGTAAAGTAGTTCAAGAAGCATGGCCCGAGAAGATGGTTACTGTGCACAAAAGAACTGAGCGTAAAGCTCAAGAGAAAAAGAACAAAGAGATGATGGATGGAGTTGCTCAAGAACTTAACACCGTCATTCTTGGTGGTAGTTTATTGGAGGATTAATGTCTCAAGCATTTACAAAAGCAAGATCTAGATTATTGTTAGACCAGCCATTCTTTGGCACTTTGTGTTTACGTCTAACACCGGTCTCGACCGAGGAGATTGAAACAGCAGCAACTGACGGTAAGCAGTTGTTGTATAACCCTAAGTTTTTTGAGAGTCTAGCAGAACCCGAACGTGTGGGCCTCCTAGCACACGAAGTAATGCACGTGGTTCTGCTACACATGACTAGGATCAATGGTCGAGACCATCAACGTTGGAACGTAGCTGGTGATTATGTAATCAATCTTATTGTTCGTGATGCAGGTTTGATATTACCACAAACTGATTTACTAGATGATCGCTATGCCAATTG